CCGCCGTCGCCAGGTTGCTCATGTCGAGTTCTTGGCTGAGCTGTGTGAGGTTCTTCCCGTAGCGGATCGTCACGCCTCGGTTCTGTCCCCTTGCTGCCTTGAAGCTCGCGGTGTAGTTGTCATATTTCCATTCACCGGGACCGTAAACGTCGAGGATGCTCCCCTCTTTGCCTCCGAACCATGAGCGAACGGATGCGGGCTGTGAGGCTCTGAACGCCCCGCTGAGCGTTTTGTCGGTGGATATGATGAAATTACCCGCCGAGGCTTGCAGGAGCGCACACGCGGCCGCACACGAGCCAGCGGTGCCGTTCGTGATGATCTTCCCGCTGAGGTCGTAGGATATATGCCGAGCGTTAACTGTAAATTTGCCCGCCATGACCTTCCCCACCTTGTAGATGCGGAAGATCTGCGGATCATCCATGTAATTTGGTTTTGCCTTGATGAACTTATTCGGTGCTATATCTTCCGCGTGGATGCCCGTCGCGGGATATTCGAGCGCGAGCTCGAAGGCGCCGTTGCGTTCTTCCTTGACTTGGCACTTGATCGCATCTGTTAAGACGCCCACGCCGTAATTGGTCGGGACGATGCCCTCCGTGATTGTGTCGTATAAGATCGGGAGCATGGTCTTCTCCTTTTATATGGTGAAAAATCGCGGGACGATGGTCGCCTTCGTGATGGTGCCCGTGGTCCCGATGCTGTTCTCGCCCGGCTCGATGGTCGGGAACGTTCCGCCTATGCTTGAGTTTTTGTTTTCTGTCGGGGTTCTGTATGCGTTCATCGTCTCGCAGTCGATGTTGATGTAGTCCGTGAGGGTTGCCGTGATCGTCTTTCCTCCGATGCTGAGCGTCACCGCTCCGCTGCCTTCCAGATGAATTAAAGGCTTGCTTGCGAACTTGGTCGGGTTGTAGATCTGTGAGGCGCTGAGCAAGTCGATCTCCTGCTCCCCGCTCTTGAGGAACCTCTCGGCCCTGCATGTGAAGCGGAGCGTTGCCTGCCCTGCCTGCATGATTTCATTCGTGAAGCCGTCGCCTCCTGAGTAGTAGGCGAGGCGGAAGGTGTTCGGCTCGAAGTTGTCCTCCAGTCTCTTATATCCCGCCGAGGAATTGAGCCACGCCTCGAGGGCGTTGATCTGGTCGACGAGGTCGAGCTGCGGATCCTTCGCGAGCCACACCTTATATGAGCGCCCGACGTCTTCCCAGGCGTCCTGCTGGATTATAACCGCGCCGTTCCTTCCGGGGATCTTGTAGATCGTCTGTTTACGAACTGCGCGTTCAAAGACGGGAGGCTCGGCCACCACCATGCCAAAGTCAGCCGAGCTCTCGCCTCCGTAAACTATCAAGCCCTGCTTGTTAGTTCCAAAGTTATTAAAAAAATTAGGCATACACAGCCCCCTTCCTCGCGGTCATGTCTTCGAGCTTCTCCGCGATTACTTCCGCCAGGCTGTTTACGTCCTGGCCTTCTGCGCCGTAGACGTTGATCGAGATCGCTCCGCCGTTGATCGTGGTCGTGTCTCCGAGTGATGCGGAGCCTCCGACGCCGTTCGCGGTGACTTCCGCCGTCATGGATCCCGTGAGGTCTTCCATCTGGCCGATCATGTCCGCGTTGACGCCGTCCATCCCGTCCTCAAAACCTACGCCGAGGCCCTGGGCGAGATAGTCGCCGATCTCTGCGAAAACCTTCGAAGGCGACGCGATGCCGAACACCTTCTTGATCGCCTTCTCGATTTCCTTCCCCATGCCCTTGATCTTGTCGCACACCCAGTCGACCTTGTCGTCGATGCCCTGCCAGAGTCCCTTGATGAGGTTCTGGCCCATGTCGATCGCTGCGCTCGGGAGTCCGCTGAGGACGCTGATCGCGTTCGACACGAAGCCCTGGATGTTGCCGACGATCTCCGAGATCTTGCTCTTGATGTTTTCGAAGGCGGATGTGAACGCGTTCTTCGTGTTGGTGAGCCAGTTCGTGAAGGTTGCCTGGATATTCGTCACCCATCCGACAATCGTCGCCTTGACTGAGTTAGCCCAGCCGAGGACTGTCGTCTTGATCGCGTTGAAGCCCTGCGTAAAATATGGAGACGCCCATCCGAAGAACTGGATGATATTGTCCTTGATGTTGGTCGTGAGTCCGACGATGTAGTCGATGAACTCCGGGACCGAGTTCGCCAGCGCCATAACGACCGCGCCGACGACGAGGAGGACCGCGTCGAGGATCGTCGCGATGTTCTCCGGCGTTGTGATCTCCGTCGCCACGTCGCCTATGATCGAGACGATAGCGGGGAGTAATATCGGAAGGACGAGGGCGATCTGCTTCGTGAGTGACGTCACGAGCTGAACGATCCCGTTGGTGAATGTCTTCACGTTGTCCGCCGATGCGAGCCAGGTCACGAGGTCCGTGATGAGGGAGATGAGGCTCGACGTGATGAGCGGGAGCATCTGGAAGACTGTCGTCAAAAGGCTTGTTATTATCTGCGTAATTACGGGGAGGAGCGACGGGATGAGCGCCACGAGCCCCGTGAGGGCGTCGTTAAGGAACCCGAAGATCCCCGTCAAAAGTTCGGGGAGCATCGGCCCGAAGGCTTCGAGCAGGCTCATGACGATAGCGCTCGCCAGTTCGATGAACTGCGGGGATAGGCTGGCGAGTTCGGAGGTGATGCTGTTCAAACCCTCGCGGATCTCTTCCAGTCCGCCGTTCCCGCTAAAAAGTTTCCCGAGCCCCGACATGACGGAACTCATCCCGGGGAGGAACTGGCTCATGATGTTATTTTTGAGCCCTTTGAGGCTCGTCTGCATGTTTTGGAGCTGGTCCTCGTACTCTGCAGCCGCCTTGACTGCGTCGTCGCTCATTACTCCGCCGAGCTCATAAACTTGATCTTTGAGCGCTGCGGTCTCTTCCGCTGTCATATTGAAGAGCGGAGCGAGCTCAACGGCGCCTTTGCCCAGGAGTTGGTTCGCGAGCGCTGTCCTCTCGCCTTCGTCGCTTACTTGCTGGAGCGCTGCGATGGTCGCATTCCAGGTTTCCTCGGGCGACATGTTCGCCAGGTCTTCCTGGCTGATGCCGAGGGCGGTGAACGCGTCGTTGCCTTCCTCGGCCGCCACTGTGAGCTTCTTCATGGCGGTTTTCATGCCGTCAATAGATGCGCCCGCGTGCTCGAGGATGAACGCCCACTCCTGATAACCGGCGGCGCTCATGTTCATTTTTTGGCTTTCTTTGTCGACTGTGTTCCCCCACTCTGCGACGTCGTTCGCTGAGTCGATGAACGCCTTCCCCGCTGCTACGGCTGCGCCTGCGACGACTGCCATCGCAGATGCTACGACGGCGGCGGTCGCCTTCAGTCCCGTTGCTAACGAGTTTCCGAACTCTTGGCCTGCTTCTTCGCCTGCGGTCTTTGCCGCTGCGCTTCCGCTCGCGCCGAGTTCTTCGGCGATGGTCTTCTGGCTTCCTTCGAGTGAAGGGACGATGGTCACGTAGGCTTTCGCCACTTCGATGTGTTCAGCCATGTTCTCGCTCCTTTATCCATTCGCGGAGCTGGTCGAGGGGTAGCGCCCCGCGTCCCATCCGCTTTTTATCTTGATCCCCGCCCGGTCTCGGGTAGGGTTTTATCTTCGTTCTCTTTTTGCCTCCGCTCGCGTATGCCACGAAGTTGGCGTTGATGACCTGGAGCAGGTCGTATATGTCCGCCAGGATCGCGTTCGTCCTGAGCGTGTTCTCCCAGCCCGTCGCCTTGTCGAGATCCCGCGCCAGTGCGCTGTCGGTCCCCAGGTTCTTTACAAAAGAAGCGAGGGAGCCCCACGATAGGGCTCCCCCGACGTCTTCGAGCTGGTAGTGTGTCCGGGTGATGAGGTCGTAGGTGAGCGCCTCGCGGTGTTCTTCCGCGAACTCCGCAAGGCCGACTATTCCCCCAGGCTGAGTCCTCCCGCTTCTTCGTTCGCCTTGAGCCAAAGTTTGAAAACCTCAAACATATCGGCGAAGGTCATCTCGTCGACGATCTCGGGGCCCATATAGCGCCCGAGGAACTCCGCCAGGTAATCTACTTGTTCGGAGTCTTCCATCTTCGTCACTTTGAGGAGCTGACGCGCCTCTTTTACCTTCATGGTGTTAACGAGCGGGATGTCGTAGCTCTTGCCGTCGATCTCGATGGTGAGATATGCGGCGGCCTTCTTTGTTAACTTGTAGTTTGGCATGGTTTTGTCCTCCGATGATTAGGATCCAGAAGCGATCTGTCCGTCGTCGAGCTTAAACGTCCAGGTTCCGTCGATGGTTGTATTCCATGTTGCGGGTGTGGATGCGTTGAAGGTGACGTCTGCAATCTCTGTGATGAGCGCGTCGGATGAGCCGATATAACCGAGCTTGTCGCCGTCCTTCATCTTGAAAAGGAACGCGCAGGCATCTGCGGAGACGTCGGGGGACAATGTCACGCCGTCTATGTTGCCGTGTGTGCTGTCGGCTGCGATGTGCTCGACGTTATTCGCGCCGAAGCAAACCTCGAGCACCTTCTGTGTTGTGTAGATGAAGGGAACGCTGAGTTTGCCGTTCTCTGTGTTGATCTTCCTCTCTGCGATGAGTGCCCAGTTCCTGAGCACGTCGCCGTTCGGAGGGGTGAGCGTGAGGCCGTCCTCGCCGACTGCTCCGATCTCCACCCAGTCTGCGCTGAGTGCTTCGCTCGGTGTGGTCGGCAGTGCCGTGCCTCTGGGCGCCATAAACGCCATGCCGGTCGCTGCAGGATTTCCTGCGCCTACTAATACTTTTGACATGTTATTATGCCTCCTTGTTTATGAGTCTTCCGGAACGATTACGGCCGCGCGGTGTGCTGTTGCGAGAACCGTCGCGGTGCATAGTTTGAGATCCGGGCGCGCTGGATCGTTCCCCCAGCGTGCCAGGCTGTTTATGGTTACATTTCGGAGTGCTCCGCTCTGGAGCCTCGCCTGCTCTTCGAGGATGCCGAGCGCGGTCGTGAGTGTGTCGTATGCCTCCGCGTCCGTCTCTGCTCTCGCGTCGATGCTTACAGTGAAGGTGTCGACCTGATCCCTCGAGCTTCCGCCCGCCGCGCTTATGAGGATGCACGGGAGCGTGTACGATGCGGGGAGCGGTCGGCAGTACGCCGTCATGTAGTCGGCGAGCGCGAGCCTCATCTCCTCCTCAATGTCCACCGGTTTCAAAATGTTCATGCGTTGATTGCCCCCGTTAGTGCTTTATCTTCTGACTCGGCGATCGCTGACTCTTTATCAGTTGAAGATGCGAACCCGATCCATCGAGTCCCCGCCTTCACTGTGGATGCCTTGAAGCTGTCGAGTCCTGCGGATGCGTTCGCCCTCTCGGCGATCTCTTCCGCTATATTCCCCACGAGCTCCTGGCATCCCTCCGAGTTGAGGATCTGCGCGAAGCCTTCCGAGATAAATTCGATGCGGACGTCTTCGGCCATGTCTTAACCCTCCCAGCGGATGAGCGTCAGCTGGATGTGCGACAGATTAGCCGCGCCCGTCCAGTGCTTCGGCTCGCCTTGTATCGTGTAGACGTCGCCCTCGTACTGGATGCGGTCGCCCGCCTGCACGTCTGAGCCTTCGGGGAGGTATGCCGTGAGCGTCTCGGAGATGCCGAGGACTCTCCCGTCTTGCGACAGCGTAGTCGCTGAGGGCTGGACACTGCAGCCGGTGATCGTCTGCTTGCTGATCTTGTCGGGACTCCAGTCGAAAATCAACGAACCCCGCTCCGTTTTGGTTCCGGGGCGGAGGCGCGTCACTTCCTGCTTGCAAAATGTCGGGAGCATTTAGAACACCCCCTTCACCTTGTATGCGTCGAGAACCGAACGCGTATTATTCGCGAGCGCGGTGGATCCCGCTTGACTCGCCCAGGTTGCGCTGTATGAGATCGAGACGCCTCCCGCTGCCTCCGAGTTGACTCCGTACGGGTTTACAACCGAGTGTGTCACCATGTCCGCCGTGATCTCTTTGATGGATGAGATCGCCGTCGTCGCGAAGCCCGCCTTGTATCTAACGAAGATCCTGCTCTTGCGGTCTCTCGGTCCGACGTCGTAGACTCGGAGGAGTCCGCTCGGCTGAATGTCGAAGCGGTCAGGATCCGTGATGATCTCGCCGTCCCAGTCGTTCTCGTCTTCGTTCCACTTGGCGTCGAGGACTATCTTCTCCACCTCCGTGATGAATGTCGCGGGGATCTGGACGATGAGGTCGGGACCGACGAACGCGTCGCGGAGATCCTGGACGCGGTAAAGCATCCCGCAGGTGAGGTTCGGGGAGATATGCCACCCGCAATAGTTGCGGATCGCCTCCGTCGCGCTCGGGATGTTCGCCGTGATCCTAACGTCGCCGGTGAATTTGTTCCCGGTGAAGTTGTTGTACTCCGTCGCGGTGAGGAAGTCGGGGAGCGTCTGCGCGTCTATGATGTAACCCCAGGGTGTGAGGTTGCCGTTCTGGAACTCGCTCATTTATTGCTTCCTGCCTTCCTTGCTTTATTTGCCGGCGCCTTCTTCGCCTTGTTGGCGGGTGCGGGTTTCGCCTTCGGTTCTTCGACCTTCGGCTCGGGTTTCTTCGGTGCTTCGTAGCCTTCGGGTGCTTTATCGAGCCAAACCTTGCGGCCGTTCACTTCGTAGATCTGCATGGTGCGAGCCTCCTTTCTTAGAATTTGAAAAAACGGGGAGCCCGTAGGCTCCCGCGTCTTGGTGTTATTAAGAAGCGCTGTTTGCGAGGAGAACGACGCCCTTCAGGTCAACGACTGCAGTCGCGAGGC